ACGTTCTTCACGCGATCTATCCGCGCCAGGACTGCGAACCGTGGCGCATCGACGCCAAGGGAAAGAAGTGGGCGTCCGATTGGGTGTATTGCCGCGGTGGAAAGATTTTGGAGTACGGAAGCCAGAGCAAGGCCCCGGCACTCGCCAACGCAAAAGAGGCGATCATCAAAGAGGGCGGCTACGACACCATGCCCTCGATCGTGTGGCGCTGGCGCAAGAATTCCGACGAGGTGTACGGGCGCGGCCCGGCCCACGACGCCTTTGTATCGATTGCCAAGATAAATCAGATGGCGCGTACCAATCTGGTAACTGCCCAGCAAGCCGCCGAGCCGCCGCTGGTGGCCTACGCCGATTTGCGGGGAGCGATTCAGCGCAGCGCGGGCGGAATTACCTACATGGAGTCCAACCGGGGAGACATTCGGACCCGGATGCCCCAGCAGTTGACCACGGGCGTCCAGAATCTACCATTTACCGTAGAATTTCAGGACCGCGTGGGTGCGGTCATCAATGAGTTCTTTCACACTGACGTGTTCATGATGATGTCGCAACTGGCCCAGGGCGGCAAGAGCGAACGCATGGTCACAGAGCAGGTCATGGAGCTTCAGGGGGAGAAGGCGGCCATTCTCGGTACCCGAGTCGGCAACCTACAATCGGAGGCATTTGATCCTCTCATAAATCGCGTCTACTCCATTGAGGCTGCAGCCGGCCGCATTCCAACTCCCCCTGATATTTTGCTCGAGTCCGTACATGGCGGAGTCGAAGTTCAGTACCTCGGGCCGCTCGCCCAGGCTCAGACCCGGTTGACCACGGTACGGTCGATTCAGTCCTTCCTCCAGGTCGCCACGCAGATTGCCCAGATGGACCCGACCATCATCCACGCGATCAATGGACCGGAGATGCTGAGGACGGTAGCTGACAAGGTGGATTTGCCGGTGGATTGCGTTTATGATGCGAAGACCTTTGAGAAGATTATCCAGGGAATCAATCAACAGGCACAGCATCAGCAGATGGTTGAGGATGCGCCAAAGCTGGCGCGCGCCGCGGCGAGCATGGCCAAGGCGCCGGAAGCGGGAAGCGCGCTCCAGACCTTGATGGGCGGAGGCGAAAACAATGCCGCCTGATGCAATCCAGAGCGCGAAAGAAATGATACAAAGATACAAAAACGTATTCAGTACGGCTGAGGGCAAGATCGTTCTGGGCGACATTCTGACGCTGGGACACTTTGGCGATCCGCTGATGCCGACTGACCCGGTTGCGGTTGCGGAATACAATGCTGCTATTATGATTGCGAGAATGGCTGGAGCCTTCGACGGGCTCTACAACGAACTGAGAATGACAAAGGAGAGTTGAGATGGCAGCAAGCGCACCGAACTTTGACAATATCCGGTTGGGTGGTCCTGACGGACTTCGCTACCCGATGGAGCTGGCTCCGGCCACTTTCGCAGTGACGACAGCCCCGACCTACTACACCGCTGCCGGGGCAATTCCCGTCGCTGGCGGAACCTACGTCATCAATGGAGCAGGTGCCCTGGCGATGACTCTGGCCGCGCCAACCAAGGCTCAGGACAACATGGTTCTCACCATCGTGGCCGGTACTGCTCACGCCCACACCGTCACCACGCCTGCAAACAAGATCAATGGGGCCGATGACACCGTGACCTATGCCGCGATCGGAGACAGCGTGGTTCTGCGGGCGATCAACGGAATCTGGATGGCCATTTCTCTTGGCGGTCCTACCCCGGCGATCCTGAGCGAGGTGTAGCGTGGCTGGCACTGGTGGCGGCAAAGGAGCGAGCAAAGGTGGCAAGGGCGGAAGCGCCGGTCCCAATGCTGCGCTCAACGATGACGAGGATCTGATGAACCGGCGGCGCGTGCTCTGGGGCAAGTGGAAGCGCACCAAGATGCCAGATCGCGTGATCGACTACGTTAACTCTCCGTCTGCGCCACGCAGAATTCCTTGACAATAAGTGACTCAAGTGTTTTGATTTGATGAAAGAAGGAATTGCACAATATGCCTGAAGCGGTACTAGACTCCACAACCACAGCTTCTCCGCCGGGATGGATTTCTGGCCTGCCCGATCCTTTGAAGACGAATGAGGCTTTCACGAAATTCAAGACGGTTGGAGAGTTCGCTCAACACCATCTTGATGTTTCGACGAAGGCCGCAGACCTCGAAAAGAAGATGGGCGACTACGTTCCCAAACTGCCGGATAACGCAACGGATGAGGACCGAAATCTCTACTTCGATGCTTTAGGCCGACCGAAACAGCCCAGCGAATACGAGTTGGACGGTGAGGACAAGAACGCCCCCGAGTGGAATCAGTGGAGCAAGGGACTGCTTCATTCAGCAGGACTGACCAAGGCGCAAGCCAAGATCGTCGCGGCTGGATGGAACCAGAAATTTCAGGGAATGGTGGAGGCGCACAACGCCGCTATCAAAGCCGAAGTTTCCGAGTCCGAAGCAAAACTGAGAAGCGAGTACGGCGCCAAGTTTGATACCAACGTGGAACTGGCCAAGCGACTTTACCAGAAGTACGGCGAAGGCGAATTCGACAAGGCATTTGATGCGGGAACATCGGCCAACCGGTACTCCATCATCAAGATGCTCGTCAAGTTTGCGTCCGTGACTGGTGAAGACAAATCTCCGCAGGGCGGGAATAGTCGTACGGAGCCGAAGGGTACATCCTTCATCAACTACGACAAGAGCCCCGAACCTCCGAAGAAGAACTAGCGCTAAAGGAGAATCGCTATGGCTTCAACCGATGTATCCCAGCTCGGATACTCCACGTTTATGGACATCATTTCCAATTACTCCTCGACCGACGCCGGGGCGCAATTTGTGATGCCCAAGCGCGTCCTCGACCGCATGACACCGCTGGTCAGGATGCTTCCACTCAAGGCAAGCAACAACATCCTGTCGAACATCGCCACTCGCACCGACTCGCTTCCCGTTGCCTCAACCCGCCGCTGGAATGAGGGAATCAAGGCGACCACCGCCAAGAACACGCCGCTGAATGATCCGATCGCTCTGTTCGAGGACTACTCGGAAGTGGACAAGGATCTCTGGGAAATTCAGAACAACCCGAACGCCTGGCGCGCGGATCAGGACATGAACCACATCGAGGCTCTGTTCCAGTTGATGGAATCGACTCTCTTTTATGGCAACCTGACCTCAAACCCCGGCGCCTTCAACGGCCTGGCTACTCGCTTCAACAATCTCGAGTCCTATCCGAACGGCGACACCTCATGGCAACCGAACGTTTGGAATGGCGGTCAGGCATCAGGCAACTGCACCAGCGCGTGGATGATTGAGTTTGGGGACGATACGGTGTACGGGATCTATCCTCCCAACTCACCGGCCGGCCTGAATGTACGCGACCTTGGCGAATTCACCAAGGAACTGGCGAGCGGAACGGGAGCGGTAGGGCAGAACTACATGTACCAGGTTCTCCGCACGATGCTGCGCTGGTACCTCGGTATCCAGATCGGTGATGAGCGGTGCGTTCAGCGCATCTGCAACATCAATCCGGTCGGATTCTCAGGCCCGAATGGCTTTGACGAGAACATTTTCATCGAGGCCAAGAACTGGTTGCCGCGAGCAGGCGAAGCTCCTGGCACGATCATCCTGGTCAACCGCGCGCTCAAGTCACAGATCGACATCCGCGCAGTTTCGCAGAAGATCAACACCTACTTCACCCCGCCGAGCGACAACAGCATGGATGTGTTCGGGAAGGCAGTCACCAAGTTCCAGAACATCCCCATCTACGTCGCAGAAAAAATTCTCTCAACCGAAACGGTCCTGAGCTAAGGAGGGACACATGCCAGTCACAGATGCAGTTGCATATGTACACGGCACCGGAACCTCTTCTTCCGGGCCACTTACCTCGACGGCAAAGTCGTTTACCGGGTCAATCGCCACAACCGGCGTTCTGACCATCACGGCGGGCGCTGCCGGGGCCGAACTTCTCGTGGGCGATATTCTCACGGGAGCCAACATTGCCACTACCACTCCCTGCGTTGTGACCTCGATTACCGGGATCACCGCGGCGAACGGCGTGGGAACGTATGTGGTCAGCGCGCCTCAACTCTCAACCAGCGCAACCATCCTCGCGTCCCCGGCGCTCATTGGCGACCTTATCTGCGTGGGAGTCACTTCGCAGGTATCGAACCTTGAGCTTGACTTTGGCGCGCCGAACACAGGAGCAAGCTACCCGTGGTTGCCGCAGTTCCCGTCTTTGACCGAGAAGGGTTACACCTTCCCGCCCGAGGTTGTTGGGGCAGGCGGAGTCGATTGGGGTCTTCACGTCGTCGTCACCGGGCCAGTCTACGGAAACTCGTTGACCAGCATCACTTTCAACGTCGAGAGTGGGGCGACGACTGAATCAACGACCGTCATTGCCAGCCGTCTTTTGACCATTGCACAGCTTCAAGTCGCCGGAGGCCACTACTTCATTTCCTTGAGTGGCAATTCCGGGGTGCTTGAATTCCTTCGCTTCAACGCAGTCAATGCTCCGGCTAACAATGGCTACGTGGGCTCCATCGTCGCCTGGTTTGGTCCGCGCACTGGCGGCGAGCAATGAGGTTCGGATGCTAGTAAAGGCAAAATGTACCTCCCGCGCATGGGATAGTGGAGACGCCGTGCTCTGCTATCCCGGCGAGGTCTACGAAATAGAGCATGACGGGAAACTGGCAGCTCTCAAGATCGGAAACTCATGGGTGTTCGAGTTCGATCGCACGATGGCCGGCACAGGCGTTGGCCCAACCGTAGGCGGGTACATCTGCAAGGAATGCCAGGCGACCTTCAAGAGCGTCAACGAACTGGGGACGCACACCCGCCAAGAGCACCGGGAGAAGGCTCGCACAGAAGTCTTGGATGATGACGAACCAATTGTGATTAAGAAGGAAAAGCCGTGGATGAAGGGCCGGACATTTACCTGCAAAACATGCGCAGAAGTCCTGCCGAACCTATACGCGCTCAGAGTCCACAATAAGAGCCACCAACAACAGGTTGAGACTGCCGAGACTGTTGCTGTCCCGGCGTAAAGGCGGGCAGCGTGCCATTTAAAGACAAGGAAGCGCAGAAAGCCTATAACAAAGCCTATCGCCTTGCACATCCCGAAAAGACCAGTTACGCCGCGAAAACCGAATCCCAAAAGGAAACTCTGCGCAATCAAGCACGTGAGTATCAGCGTGAATATCGGAAACGCCCCGAAGTCATTGAGCGGTTTTCCGAATACATGAAAACCTACAAGGAAAAGAACCTTGTAAAACTTCGAGTACGGGCGGTCGTAAAGTATCGAAATAACAAGGCCGACCCTATTGCCAATGCGCGAATTCTAGAAAATGGCAGGAAAAACAAAGTCAAGATCAAGAAGTTAGTTGTAGATAAATATAGCAATGGAACGATGAAGTGTGCATGGTGCGAAGAGCGGAGGCTTCCCTGCCTAAGCGTAGACCATATTGACGGCGGGGGAAACGCTCATAGAAAGAGTATAAGGATCAACGCTGGAGACAACTTCTATCGGTGGTTGATCAATCAAGGGTTTCCTCTTGGATTTAGAATTCTCTGCATGAACTGTCAATTCATGAGCTTGCATGAGATGCGAAGGAGGAAACGTGAATTACAGCCAAGCTAGCATTGCGAATATGGCACTAGGGAGAATTGGTGCGCGCGGTCAAATTTCAAATATTAACGAGAACTCTCCTAATGCCGTAAAGGTCTTGGCGATTTGGGACGCTATATTTGCTGAGGTATCGAGTGAGCGCGACTGGAAAACCATGAAAACTCGCGTTCAGCTTCAGTTAAGCCCCATCATTCCTCTCTACTCCTATCAGGCTGC